GCACGAGAGAAGGAAAGCGGTAGTCACGCAATCCTAATCTACGGCGACAGTGGAAGTGGAAAGACTCGTTTCGCAGCCACGGCGGCCATGATTCCTGAAATCGGAAAAATCATTTGGCTGGACCTAGAGAATGGAAAGGATACAATCCTCTCGATGGGGCTTCCTGACGCCGCGCTGCAGAAAATCCAACTCTTTAGCATGCTGGACACAAGGAAAGATCCGTTCGTAATGAACGCAATCCTTAGGATGTTCAGCAGCGCACAGGATGTCCCAATCTGTGAAGCACACGGGAAGATGAACTGTGTAAAGTGCATACAAGAAAAAGCGGCATTCCAGCAGTTCAACCTTACAAAGCTGACACACAATGACCTCGTAATCTTAGATAGTGGAAGTCAGCTAACAGATTGCGGAGTAAATGCCCTTCTCAAGGGACAGCCAGAGGACGCAATTTTACAGATCCAAGAATGGGGAACAGTGAATAACTGGTTGAAATCCATTCTTCAGGTTGTCCAAGTAGGAAGGCACACCAACTTCGTTGTATTAACCCACGTCCTCTATGACGAGGAATATACAGGAACCGGACCGAACAAGCAGCTAGTCCGCACAAAGCAATACCCAATGATTGGAACCAAAACGTTTTCCACTATGGTCGGGAAATACTTTGGAACCATTGTCCAGCTTGAAATTTCAGGTAGCAAACATAAAGGAGGCTCATCGACTACATACAGACCAAACGTACAAACGAAGTCCAGGCTTAATATCGAGATCGAAAAGAGTGCAACACTCGATATGAAAGCCCTTCTTATTCACGGTGGAATCATAAAGGCACCCAAGAATGAACCAACCAACTAAGCAAGAGGGACCGCAGAAAAAATCAAAGTACCCTCATCAGCAACCCTTCAATGTTACACCCCGTCCCAGTAAGAAAACCAAAACCCAATCAACTAAGAA